GTGATGCGCTGATTTAGCGCTACTATTAATAGATTCCATAGCAATTCGTATTGATTTTACTTCGTCACTTACCTTTGTTACTTCACTATCGATTTTTTCTAGCTTCTCGCCTGTATTTTCAGCCTGGGAATTTAGTGGATTTACAATAAAATGTCTGATTCCTACTCCTACAATGCCTAACACCGTAACAAGTAAACCAAACATTGATGCATAGTAGTCAGGTCGTGTAAATACACTAGGTGGTCCAATTGCAATTGTTTCCATAGGCATCTCCTTCAATCATTTTCCTTTTCTGCTTCAATTTCCGCATCACAGTCCGCGATAGCATCAATGTATACATTGTAAACACAACCTTCATCAGGACAACGCCCCTCTTTTGTTAGTTCATTAGCGCAATATTCACAGTATTTAATTTCAGTCATTTTCAAGCCTCCTTAATTTTAGCAATCATAGCAACATTATTAGCCTGATACTGGTCTCGTAACTGCGTAGCTAACTTATCATTGCCTTGCAAAAGCGCTGTCATCATACGTTCCTGCAAGGCTACATTAGCCGCATCAGTTTCAGCTTTAATTTCCTGTATTTTGGCTTTCCGCTTTTCAGCTTCAGTTGGCACGTAGGGAGTTGGTGTTACAGGAGCTTCACCGCCCCACACATACTTTCCATCAGCCAATTTTGCCTGAAGGCTACCATCTTCATCACGAAGATAAATTTTATCTGGATAATCCTTTTTAGCAAGAGCTTCTAACTCTTCCCAGGTTTCTCCATGGACCCCTAGCCAATATGAGGTAACTCTAACGCTTTCACCATTTTTATCTGGTTGAGCTAATACGATAAGATATTGATTGTCCATACTATCATTCCTTTCTATGTTTAAAAATGGAGGTAAAATTATGCGATTACCAAACGGCTACGGCCAAATCTGTAAAATGGCCGGCCCACGACGTCGCCCTTACATGGTGCGTAAAACAGTTGCTTACGATAATAAAGGACGAGCAATTTATCACATCATAGGCTATTACGCTACTCGAGCGGATGCCCTTAATGCCCTTGCTGAATTTAATAATACAGAAGTACCAACACCAAGAATTACCTTAGGCAAAGTATATCGAACGTGGTATCCCAGCCACTCTAAACAAGTTAGCAAGTCAACTGCCGAAGGATACATTAACGGCTTGCGCCATTTAGGTGGATTGGCGACCGTACCTATCGACCAAATCAAATACTCTCAGCTACAGAGCGTACTCGATAGAATGGCTGCGCAGGGGTTATCCTATGCAAGCCTTAAAAAGGTGCGGTCACTCATCCATCAACTGTATAAATACGCCATCATTAACGAGTGGGCTGATAAAAACCTCGCATCTTATTTACACATTGTAAAAATACGCCTGTACGACCTCATAAGCCGTTTGCCCGTCGCACAGTAAACAAGCTATGGCGCTGTGACCACCCCGATAAATGGCTTGTGCTTACTTTGCTCTACAGCGATATGCGCTCCACTGAATTTTGCAACCACTTATGCAAAGAGGTTAATCGCAAGCAAAAGTATTTTAATGTTACTAAGTCCAAAACAAAATCAGGACTCAGGATCATACCGATACACCCTCGCATTTTGCCCTACATCGAGCAAGCCTGTGCTAGTGGCAATAAGTATCTACTAGGCGATAAGCCAATGACGTATGCTCAATTTGCCCGTCGTTTTAAATCAGTAATGCAGGCAATCGGAGCCAAACACACTACACACGACTGCCGACACACCTTTGCCACCTGGCTCGATGATGCTGATGCCAACTACAACGCCAAAAGACGATTACTTGGACATGCTGCCAATAATGTAACAGATGGTGTTTATACTCATAAAGCCTTGCCACAGCTCCGAAAAGCCATCAAATTACTTAAATAATGTTTGGTTTACGTTGAGTATTATCCTACAGTTAATTAGCTATTGAACCTTGTTATATCTGCATTAATCAATGCTTGATATTTGTTTATTATCAGTCTATTATCACACTTATAATGCCACTTTTTAGTCATTTTAGTTATCCAAGGTGGATTTATGGCGCAAGAAAATGTAAATATCACATTGCCAATTAGCTTTTTACATAACCAATTTACGGCTGTGGCCGTCCATTATAGTAATAGTAATAATCCAGTTGCAATTAGTGTAAATAACATCTCTAAAACAACTATACATATAGCGAGCCAATTAACTGGTACGTCGCACGCTTGTTATATAGCTATTGGACGAGATAGTTAAATACAAACGACTGCATAAAATGCTCCACCTTCATTGACCTTACTACTAATAAAACTCACTTTATCAAGTGTGGACAAAGGGGCGTAAAAAGCAATAGTAAAATTACTAGCGCTAGATTGTGTTACTCCAATTGTATCTAAAGCTAATGGTAATAAGATTTTAGATGCTTTAATAGGTAATATTACAGTGCTTATATAGTCACTAGTAAAGTTTATACTTCCACCTTGGCTACTTAGTAACCTGGAATAAACCAATGTACCCCACGCGAACCAGTATTATTTTGAGTGTGTAAGCCGATTTTTAGAGATGATTTATCGGCACTTGCTCCGCCTGTAAATTGCCAGCTAGCATTGCATGCTTGTTGTGGGTCGTCCCACGTAATAAGTGGCCTAAAAGCCGTATTATTAAAATTAATAGGCAGTGGTATAGTAGTTACTTTATTTTCAGCAATCATGCTCCATCCACCTTGGTTACGCACAAAATGCGAACCAACCAAATTGATAAGTCGTATTTAAATTGGTCAAAAATCTAATGGAGCTATTAGTTGTACCACCAGTATTAAATTTAATAATCTGGTTGCCACTATCAGATGTATCTTTGGTTACATATGTATCTACTGGCACCGCTAACACTACTTTAGCATTAATAGGCAATGTAACATCTTTATATGTTGCGCCGCTAAAATCGCTTAATCCACCTTGGATAATTAGATTACCAAAAAGTCACCCAAAGCAGATAGACCAAGCATTTGGATTATCAAAATTAAATTTAACACCTAATACAGCTAGTTTTTCTTTGTCTAATGCACTAATAACATTTTTATTAAAATCTTGAATATTAGCTATTGGGATTGCATTAATTAATTTTAATAAGTCTGTTAAAATCTTATTCATTCCTGTAATAGTATTAACTGGATTACCTGCCCAACTATCTTCTCCAGTTATTGCTTTAATTCTATTCCCAATCATATCGGTTAATACATTTACAGTCTGCTCCGTATTTGCTGCTAATGTACTATCATTAATTTTATGCCTATTATTACTATATTTACGTAATTCATCATTAATCATAGATAATACTTCTTCAGCTGTAATCCACATAGAATTTGACAATGTAATCGTTACATTATCAGCATTAGAATAACCAATACCCATTGTTACGGTCTTCGCAACCAATGTACTACTTGATGCTGCTTGAACAAAATCTGGCCTTGCATCAATCATAGCTGCAAATAGTATTTCACCCTCATCAGGATCTGTTGCAAATATTCCTAACTCAGCAATATTTTGACCTTGTGAAAATTTTGCATTAGTCATACGTACTGTAACTGTACATGTATTATTTTTTTGTACTTTTGTAATAACTTCCGCATCATCAATCTCTTGTACTAATCTTGTAGCATTTTCAATATTAGTTAACTTCCCTCTTCCAAAAGCAATTCGAGGTATTTCTAATTTTGCTCTTCCTGCTGTAATTTTAGCAAGTAAAGCTTGTCCCTTTACTGTTACTTTTGCGCCTTGCCAATCAGCCATTGATAATAACCTCCTCATTATTAATAATCATACCTATACCAATTCTTGTACTTGCGATTGATGTAGGTTCTACAACTACACTTGTATGGTCAATGCCTGGTGCAAATGCAACATTCCATGTAGTCTCTTTTACTTCTATAAAATTAAAACCGTCAAAAATGCTTCTAGCATTCTTGACGGCATATACGCTATCTCGTAATTCATTTAATTTTTGTGGTTCAGTGACCGCTTCACCATATATATTTACCTTAAAATGATATGGACTTCCTCCATAATCATACCAGTCTTGATATTCTGCCGTAGAATAAATGGCTGTTACCATATCTTCTACAGCTTGCGGTGTTCCTTTTCTACGATGCCAAGCAATAGATTGCCTAATTAAATTGCGCTTTACCTCATCAGTCATATCATAACGAAAAAAATCAACATGGAATTGCCATGCTAATAGATTAAGTATTTCCGTAGGCAGTTCATCCAATCGAGAATATAACTCTAACTTTTTTACATCATTTGATACCTCCTCTACTAATTCATCCACAGCCTTAATAATCATCTTGATGTTTTCATCGTCAAGGCTAGAAGGTAAGATATCAATTAACTTCATTTTTTCAACATCAATCATCTTCTAGCCCTCCATAAATAATATTCTTGCTATTATTCCATGCTATTTCATTGTTAGCCACAGCTTGATGAACAAATGCTGGTTCTACTCGTTTCGCTCCAGCCTCCATAATTCTATGGATTAATTCAGATGGTTCAATATCTCGCCCCATCTTAGAGCGCTGCCATACAATATAATCCTCTACAGCTTGATTTACTGCTAATTGAATAGCCCCCTGTGTAGTTTCTTTTGATTTCGCAATATAATATGTTGCAGCAAAATTAAACAGCTTCTTTTTAGGTTGGCGCACATTTACTTTATCTGTGCATGGCCGTACCGTTTTATTAGAACAAGCCACTTTTACTTGCTCCAACACTTCTTGTTCCGGTAATTCACCATCTTCCATCAGCACATACAAATCTACTTCACCTTCACGTTCGAAATTTCTATCCTCTGGACCTTCCACATAGGTATCGATAATACCAGTATTAGCTGATAACGCAAAATATTCATATGCTCCTTTTGGCCCTGCTGCTGAAAATCTCTCAGGAGCTAAATGTATACGCTCACGATAAGGTTCATCGGTTTCAATGTCTGCACCTGCTGCACTCATATCAGTATTTACTACACTAGCTACCCACGGCACTGGATCTACTAATTTATTAATTTGTCCAACCAAATATCCATTTCCCAGCTTACCAGCAGTCATACAATAAGCTATAGCTACCGCAGTTAATTCTCCTGGATTAATAGCTATATCTTTAACAAAACTAAAATAAACATTATCTCCAGCTGTTACTCGTGTTCCAGCTGGAATAATAACTGCAGATGTGCGCTTCTCTGATAATGTAATTAACATTGTAGTCTGTGCACTTTTAGCTTCAGTTCTTGCTGTACCTACTAATAATCCTAAATGGTCCAATCCCCAGCCCCTAGAATAAGCCAATAAATTTTGCTTACCACTAAAATCAACACGCCTTCTAATCCCAGTAAAAGCATACGCAATTACTTTAAATGTTAAATATGTTGGATCCGCAGGAGCTAATGCATGACCACCACAAGAGTTATAAATTTGCACTAAATTAGCCATAATTTTATCTGGATTTGATTCAGCAAAGGAAATATCCGGTAGCCCCGCTTTTACCAACAGTTCCGATGTATCTTCAGTATCAAACGTTAATAATTCCTCAATTGCCATTTACCTCACCTCCTTTACGGCTATTGTTAAAATCGGTCTAAGGTGGCCAATTTCCGCTACTTCATACTTCAAGCTTGTAATCTTAGCTCTTGGCTCATACTTTCTGACCTGTCTAATAATTTCGGTACTAATTTTAGCCTGTGCCATCAGTGTTGGTGAGTCAATAATAGTACTGTCTAGCCCAAAATCTCTAAATAACGGTACACTACCTTTAATCGTAGTGATAATCATGCGTACGTTTTGCACTACTTCCGCTTCAATAGACTCCGGCGCAAGACTTATTTTTCTCGTCACAGAATTAATTACTGGATTGACTAGCATTTTCTTGCACCTCCTTAGTTGTAATACTCGTGTCATTAATGTATTCTGCCAATATTACATTTACTTTGGCGTAAATAATCCCGCCTTTTGGTCCAAATAACACATCACTCATATCAACTTCTTTCAGTACCCATTGATCCACTCCAATAGGCGTATTATTAAGCACAAAATCTACAACGGCTCCAAATTCCACATATTCTTTTAACTGTTCAAATTCTGCTTCCGGTTTAACACCATACATTGTGTGTAATTGAATGCTAAAAGAAATTTCTTCAAGGTTCGGACCTACATATTCTAATTTTGGCTTATTTAGTAAAATAGAATGTTCAGCATATCGAGCAGATACTTTTCGGCTATAATCGCTTATAGTTCGTAATGTTCTTGAACTAGCCACAAAATATACATCTCCTAATGACCCTACTACCATATAATCACCTCCTACTGTGGCTTACCGGTACTGCCGCCTCCCGGCACAACACCACTATGAGTATGATTTACCAATGATATGCCATTAATAACAACATCGCCTGAGCCCTCTATATTGACTGTGCTAGCTTTTATATTAACCGTTCCGGGAGAATCTATACTTAATGTTCCGTTACTTGTATTCATAACTACTGATGTGCCATCACTAAATACGGCTGTTTCCACATTTGCATCGGATACTGGTGGAGTATCTGCACTAGAATACATAGCACCAATAATCCATCCTTCATTGAGATTCTTACTATTTGGATCAAAAATAATAAGCACCTGTTCCCCTATTGCATAAGAGTGTTGGTGCTTATTATTTAATGTATTCTTTTCTAAAATCTGCAGTGGCCCTGTTACTTTATTATCCTTATCCGGTATTACAGCCCTTGCAGTATGAGTTGCAGTGTCTATGGCATCAATATACCCTTTTACAACAATTTGATTAATTGTAACCAACTAGAGCCCTCCTTAAATCTAAACTCGTGACATAATTGCCCGATAATTCTACATCCACTTCTTTGATTACATACTTGCCATCAAATGCGCCAAAATTAATTAACATAATGCATGCCCCGGCATATAAGTCCGGCCTACCTTTTAATGTAATCTTTCCGGTTGTTTCTTCCTTATTTTTATTAAATAATTCTTTCTTAGCTAATCGTAAAGCGGCCGCTGTATCGGCTACCTCCTGATTGATTTTAAGGACTTTTTGTTCTGTTGTTCCTTTCAACTTATTATTCTGCTCCGGAGCTTCAAAAGTGGCTGAAATTTTTTCTTTCTTCTTAGATTTTTGGTAAGTTACTGTACAAGCTGTATATATTTCACGAACCTTACTATGGAACTCATAATCTTCTATATCCTCTAATACTAATTTATCAATAGTCGTAATTGGATCTTGTGTATCATATTTTGCCTCATCAAAGATTACAATTTTGCCATCTGATACCTTTGTGCACAGTCCATTATCTTTACAAAGTCGTTCCAAAAACACCAAATCAGCTTCTTCCGTTTGTTCTACTCTATCAAGAGTAGGATTATCTTCAGAATCGTAAACTAACCCTAATTTAGCACTATTGGCTAAATCTTGGGCAACAACGTTTAGTTGTACCTTTTCCCATGACCTAGTATTTTGAATATCCCTGGCCACGCCATCAGGAACTGACACTGTATTAAGCTGTACAGTAGCCCCTGAGTTACCTAATGCAATCCCGATATCATCAATGTAAAATTTACCAAGAGGAATATTAATATCAGTTATTATATCATAATACCAATGAATTAATATTAGATTTACAGTTATCTGTGCATTTTTAGAAGGATACCAGTCACCAGACCAAAGCCCTTGCCTGTCATCCAAAGTTAAATCAAAGGTATCTGCTTCACCACTCATTACATCTTTATAACTTGCACTAATCAAATATTGTGCCAAATCAACAGAAATATCTGTTGATTCATACAAAATCTGTAAAGCTACACGCCTAGCCGGATAGATAGGGCTTAACTCTAGAGGTGTTACTTTAGGTAAATATTGTGTTAATCTTGTAATATCTATCATACTAACGCCTCCACGGTGGTAAGTTCACTATAACTTTTTTAGTAATAGAAGGAATATTGAGCGTAATACCCGATGGCAACATATTATAATTAATATAATCAGGATTTGCTTTCATAAGTACAGACATAAATCGTTCATCACCCATTTGTTCCTTAGCAATTATATCCCACATGTCACCTAATCTAGTAGTATACTTAGTTGCCATATGCCACCCTTGACTCCTTCCGTTTGATTTTATCCAAAATCTTTAAAACCTCTCGTTCAATCATTGCAGCCAGATTTCTAGCTTCAGATTCTGTACTATCTCCATTTACTGTAATATGAAATGTAAACGATGGATTAATAACAGTTTCATTATTACTACTAGTATTATTTTCTAACATTCTAGGAGCATTTACTGTAGGCGCTGTCTTACCTGCCATTTTCGGGGCTAAATAGCGTACTGCTCTTGGTTGATATTTTTGATTATGAGATGTTGCCGCAGTCGGTTCATTCATAGCTTGTGGTAATATGCCTAACATCTGCCCTGCTTTCGTCCACAAACTAATTGAGCGTGGTTTCCCATCAAGTGGAATTGCCGCTTCAGCACTGTCTTCCGCAAACCAGGTCGTAAATGCCCCTTTCCCATAAATACCACCTTTTGCATTATGATTCTCTACACTACCATTGCCATTATCCATCATATTTTTAACAATATTAATTGTTCCATCAATTGGATGTGAAAGAAAATCTTTTATACTTTGCCACTTTTCCATAATCCAATCACCAGTACTGCCTAAAAGACTTTTTACACCATCACAAAATTGAGCTATAGCTGTTTCAGGATCATTCCATAAAGTAGTAAACCGTGATTTTATAGTATCCCAATTAGTAACTAATAAATAACCAACTGCAATTAAACCAGCAATCCCAGCTATAACTAAGCCTACAGGGTTTGCCAACATTGCTGCATTAAGTAGCCACTGTGCCCCAGTCCAAGCCATCGTCACTCCTCTTACTGCAGTTATAGCCGCACTATAAGCAACAATACGTCCTACGCTCATTAATCCTCTACCTATTACCATTGCGCCATTATACATATATTGACCAACAGTAGCTGCCTTTGTTGCTACACTTGTAGCAATTATCGCCCCATGATAAGCGACAATTCTACCTATAGACATAAGCTTACTCCCAGTGGCTAACGCTGTATTATATACAGTATGCCCTATGGCTGATATTCTAGCTGCTACGCCTGTAGCCTTTGTAGCTATTGCGTTACGAATACTAGCCAATGTATGTGTATTTGTAGCCGTCGTAGATAATAACTGTGCTGCTCTATATGCTTCCCACGCTTTTTTTGCGGATAATATAGGCGATGCTATTGATGTTATTATCCAAGTCAAACCAGATATTGCGGCCACAGTCGCTAATAAACCTCCTATACCTCCTACTACAACAGCAGTTAACGTTTGGTGTTCATTAGCAAAATTAGCAATCCTTTGAACCATTGGAGTCACCCTATCCAATAATGATTTTACTGTTGGTAACAATGCATTTCCAATTGTAGTCCCTAAATTATTAATAGAATTCTTTGCTAACTGTGCACTATTTGATGTAGCTTGCATCCGTGTATCAAACTCTTTTTGCATAGATTGTGCATATTTTGACTGATCAGTTACATTAGCTAAGTTATTTCTCAATGCATCAAGATTAGTCAATAGCGGTGCAATTGCTTTAATACCTTCAGCTCCAAATAAATCCTTTAAAACTGCTGCTTGTTGATATTTATCTAACTGAGATAATCTTGTAAATACATCTTGTAAAGCTCCACTAGCATCAGTTTGCATTCGTTTAGCCATATCAACTGCCTCAAGACCTAAAGCACTAAATGCTGCCGCCTGAGATTTTGTAGCCCCTTCACCGGTTGTCATTGCCAAAATTATTTTTTGAATTCCTGTAGCTGCTACTTCTGATTCCGTACCAGCTGCCGCCATAGTCGCACCTAATGCAGCAATTTCACCAGAAGCTAAACCACCTACAGCGCCCAAAGGCCCAACACGAGATACAATATCGCTAATCTTAGCACTAGAAGCAGCTGTTGTATTACTCAAATAATTGACTTTATCAGCTAAATTAACTACTTCTGGTTGTGACATTTTAAAAGCTGTACGCCATTCAGCCATAGTTTGACCGGCTTCTTCTGCACTCATATCAAAGGCCACGCCCATTTTTACCGCATCAGCAGCAAATGCCTTTAAATCCTCACGAGCAATACCCGCTTGACCACCAGCTGCAACAATTTGAGCAATGCCTTCGGCTGACATTGGTAGCACTGCACTCATTGCTTTAATGTCATTCCCCATTTGCTTAAATTGTTCAGGTGAATCAAAGTCAACAACCTTACGTACATCTGCCATGACATCTTCAAAAGCCATTGCTTCTTTTATTGGTAAACCTAATGTTGCTACTGCGGCAGCTCCTGCTTTAACTGCTAATCCACCAGCTTTATCTCTTACGTTATCAACCTTATCTTTTAATGCTTGTGTTTTCTCAACTTGGCCTAATGCTTTAGCTGCTTTTTGTTGTCTTTCATAAGCCTTTGTTAAATTATCCATTGTTTTAGCATAATTTAAAGCATCAACTTTTCCTGCTTGATAGGCTTGTTTCAAGTTGTCCATCTCTTTTTGTAAAGATTTAGCATAAGTCTGCGTCTGCCTTAATGTTTTTGCTGCATTTGAAAAGGCTGCTTTAAATGTGCCAGCTGTACTAGCCGTAATAAAAAACTCGGTTGTATATTTTTTGGCCATTTAGTCAATCACCCTTTCTTTTTAGCTATACGTTCATTCCAACAATTAATCCATTTAAACAATACTGGTATTGGTCGCCTTTCCCAAAATTCTATGGATGTTCTTGTTTCCAGTGACATTTTTAATAATTGTTCTCGCAAATAAGGCACGATCTCTTCTGGCTTTAATCCAGAAATTGCAAAAAATTTCCTGCTGCCTCTGTAATCTTAGCGACATCTTTGAATGTCATTAAATCACGAATATCTTCAAATTTAATTTTTTCCTTACAAGCTTTAACCGCAACCATAGCACGATATTTTGCCCCCCATACAATATTCGGTGTAATTTCACCTAACATACGAGATTCCTGTTCTAAATCAAAAAAATCTGCACTAGTTAATTTATTAAAATCAAAGTGTAATTCTGCCACTTCTTTATCATTAATCATTACTGGTTTTACTAATTTAATTGTTTCCATCTTTACCTCCAAAATAAAATAGGCGTAGCTTTACGCCACGCCTTCTATATCTATTTTACATACCTAACAAACTTCTAATTTCTGCTAAATAATCAGTTTCACCAATCTTACAAATATAGTTGATAACATCAACTTCCATCATCGTTTTTCCAGCATTAGTCACCTTTAAATATGTCAATGATAATGTAACTGATGTCCCCATTTGTGCTGATGGCTCAGCCTTACCTTGTTTAAAACTTTTAGGTACACCTTTTGCCACTACACGCCAGCCCTCTGATTTTGGTGCGCCATCGCCTCCATCAACAGTATTAACTGCCATTCTACAATCAATATATTGGCTAGTTGGTGCAGATAAAGTATATGTATGTTTAGTCACAGTATTAAATTCTAAGCTCAATTCCATCGCTTTAAGTAGGCCTGGAGCAATAGACTCAAACTCACCTGCTACGCCTGCGCCTTTCATAGTTTCTGTTAGATACTCAATATCAGGTAAGTTTACTGTGCTGATACCTAACATTACATTACTTGAATTATTATAGACTCGCATATCATGTAAACGGTCCGGAATATTATGCGTTTTCATAGTTCCTCCTTATTTTATTAAGCCGCTGCAAACAATTGTTGTAAGTACGATACGTCATATTCCAATATAAACTCAACATATTCTGCCGGTACTAAATAACCTAAATACAAGTGAAATTTTACATGTCCATTAATAAGGCTTGTATCTGGATTCTCGTTACGTCTAAATTCAACACGTCCACCTAATAATTTTTCATCTGCTGTAAGCCCTGCTAACCAAATATTAATGGTATCCGTAATCTGTTCACACCAACGAGGCCGAATAGGGCCATCCACTTTAGAGAAATAGGATAATACTAACGTAGCACTAATCCAGTTAGCCATACGGCGAAGTGGATTGAAGTTATCTTTTGGATCTAAATTGGCTGGATAACAAGCAGTGCGGTTTCCCCAACTGCGCCAACCTCCAACAAAATTAGTTGCCGTAGTAATGCCTTCTCCATTAAGAACATTGGCATCTTTAATACTCAATAAAATATCCGTTCCATCTGCCAAACAAGTTCCATCAATTTTCATTACATGATTGGATGGAGAAATAAAGGGCACATCATCGCCTTCTGTAGCGTCAATATAATACGTCAGAGCAGCATTTAACGGCCCCATGTGTAATACTTTTTCGCCAATCTTAGCCTTTGGCCAATGTACCATTAAGTTTTTATCTACAAAGTTTTTTTCATTTTTATAAGCAGGTACATCACTATATTTACTTAATGTATTATCTGCCGGTAAATCGCCATAAACCATTGTTGGAAACAATCCATTAATAGCTTCACCCTTAGCATTTAAAATCATAGCAACTTCATTATCTTTAGAATATTTAGGCGCCAATAAAATACCTGGTACAACACGTAGTTTAGGAAATACATTTTCAATAGCTTCAATCCCTTTTTTTATACCTGTCGATGCATCTTCACCACCAATGATATCTTGCTTAGTAACTGCCGAAGGATCTACCTGTTCATATGTTACCGCCAAATTAACAGTATTCTTTACCGCATCAGCAGCAAGCAATGTAATTACCAAATTACCATCGTCATCATGTAATGCGGTATAATCAACATCTTGTTTTAAATCCTTTTGCGTTGCACTATCTTTAACTTTTAAGGTAGGTACAATTACAGGTTCTGTAATAATTCCCACTTTATTAGTCAATTTAAGTGATGTTTGTGTCCCGGCTTTTTTATGTTTGGTAATATCCAATACATTGATAAATACCACTGGTGCCACATTATATAAATAGAAATATGCATACATCGCTTCGCAAGCATCATAATTATCAAAGTCCGTACAATAACCTAACTGTGATTGTGCATCACCAATATCATTACAAAATACTGGTACATTAGCTGACACTGGATTTGTTGCCAAATGTACAGGCGCTACCCCGATAACAATTGGCACATCAGCATTAACGGTTGCAATCTGTTGCAATGACGTTGACTTTTCACTTACCCCAATACCATGTTTAATTTCCATAATTACCTCCTATTATCTATGAGCCGCATCATATTCCGGTGTTCCTTTAATATTCATTTTTTGCACTTTATCTGCATAATCAGTAGTTTGTACAATCAAACGACGTAAATGTGGTTTTTCAATTAACTCCATTTCAACATAATCAGGAATACCTCCATAATATACTGCATTTTTTACTAATTTATACCCAGGCTGAGTCGGTCCAATATAAATATAGTTAACCTCGACCACTTCCCTCTTATCAGACTTCAATAATTTGTCCGTCTTCACTACTTCCGTTTCCGTAAAATTCTTTGCCATCCCAATCTACCTCCGGCACTGGCTTGCCAATTTCATAGCTAAAATACATTAATCCTTCCATATGGTTTACGCCTTGTTGCTCTGGCACTTCCCATCTAAAAGGTTCTGCTAATACAAAACACCCAGATAAAAATCTAATTTTATCTAGGTGTTGCCTTACATGTTCTATTAAATTAAATAAATCTCTCCAACATTCATCATTATTAGTATCATATGTCCCAAAAGCAATATATCCCTTACATATACCACCTTGATTCGGTTTACCATCTTGTCCCTCTGTCAACTTAATTAACACATAAGGATATAAACTGTCATCCAAATTATCATTACGGCGATTATTTTTTTCTTCAATTGGTATAAATTGCTGATAAACTGTAACTTTATTTAATCTGTTCGGTGCTCTAATAGGCAAAGCATATCCCTTTAAAGCATTTTCTATTTCCCTTTTTAAAGCATCTGATAAATTTAATGGTGTAAGCATTATTTTCCCCTCTCCAACATATACTCAATATTATGCTCTAGCCGTTCATTAAATTTTTTTTGGATATGCTCTTCAATGATACTGCGAGAATCTTCACTACCTGCCATGGCTGCAATAGAAGGACCAAACAGTTGATCAATTGCTTGTCGCATTTGCATTCCTTTAGCAGGCCCTATGCGATTAGTACGTTGCATAAATTTACCATCAAGTCTTTTGTAAATTCCAATGTGATTGTTCTTCATTATTGTTTTAAATGCACCTAGTATTGGTCCTCCGCCATTTTTTACCTTTGCAGTTAATACCTTTCCTCTACCAAATGTCATTCGCTTAGGACTATGGGCAAAATCTCGCAATGGTTGAGCCCCACTACTTATATTAATTATTGCAGTTACGTCCTGACTATCAATCGGTCGCAATACTTTGATAGCCTTTTTAATCCCACCTACTTTCCCTATATATGAATAGTTCTGACGAATTACATCTGATACGACTTTTCCTGCGCCCTCAACCGCCTCTTTCACTGTACGATTTAAAATCTTAGTAGTATCACTGGGTACTTTTTTTAATTCCTCTTCTAAGTTTTTTAAACCCGATACATCAATAAGTATCATCCAACATCACTTCCTAATATTAAGATGGCTAATCCGCAATCATCTGTGGCTGATATAACACTATAAAGCAGACCATCGATATTACAATAATCACCTTCTACAGGCATTCTTACTAAATCTTTAACTTTGGCATGCACATATAGATATACCTGATAGGAGCCATCAAACCCTTGCCTAAATCGGTCATTGAGTAATTTACTAGTATTCTTTTCGACTATGGCGAATACATCTTTATCATCAATCCTATGTATTTCGCCAAAGTCCGAAAAGATAACCGCTTCTATGTCCCGTTTTATCTGATTACGTAAATTACTAGCCAATCTTCACAGCAACTACACCTTCTGTAGCTGCTTTATCACTTACAGCAATACCAGCTGTAATATTACCGTCAGCAGTAGTTGTTATTTCTTTATTTGCTTTAGACCAATATACCGCATCACCTATAGCCATTTTATCGGCTGCTTTAGCTTGGATTTCATACACACCAGTAATCCCTACAGTGCCAGTACCACCAGCTGGAATATTGGCTAATGCTACACCAATGCGACTAGAAAATGCTACTACATTGCCATAAGCAAGTGCTTCCGTTGCTGTAATTGTTACTGTTTCGCCTTTGTTAACATACGTTGCCATAGTTTTCTCCTCCTACTCTGCACTCTTATAAAGACCTTTATAATCTAATGCCTGTACACCGTAATCCATATAAATACGATATTCCATACCTAAGGTGTCCCATGACACACGAGACTCAATCGTAGGCGCATTTTTGCCATTAAGATAAGATACTTCAATGGTATCTACGCCTAACCCTGGTTCAGCAGCTAAGTACCATGCAGTTTCGCTAATCGCATCTAATTCTGCATCCGTTACAATCGTAAGAGACGATGCAAATGGATTTACAACTGCTGCATTAGATTGACTAGGGTCAGCCATAGAATGAATTAACTGATATGCTTTAGTTTCTAAAGCTGCTGGCACAATCAAGTATTTAGGCATAATTCCTAATGTTTCTTTATTTCGAATATTTTTCTGAACACGCATTGCACGACGACCTTCAGATAAAGCCTCAATAGTAAGATCAGCTGAGCTACCCAAATTACCTTTTTTAGCATCATATAATTTGCTATCACTTAATACTTGATAAACTAAACGATTTAAACCTCTCCGTGCCGCTGCTGCATAAGAACGTGGAATTTTAGTAAGCATACCCAAATCATCATTAATAATTGCTTGTCGTGTAAATCCAAAAGATCGCCCATAAGTGAGTAAAATCTTATCAACACCAGTATCTGTTAATTCATCAAATTTAAACTCACCATTTTCTTTAATTTCTACCAATTCACCCGCTTCAGAGATTCTCACTGATTTAGTTGGCTTAAAATCCGACATACTGCCAGTAGATGTAAAAATTTCAAATGTTGTTGGCGCAGCCTGATATGCTGTAGCTACTGCTTTATTTACAGTAGATGCCATAATGTTAGGGAATGCACCTGTGCCAGTTAATGCTGCACGAATTAAATCCTCATCATCCATATAGCGTGCATTGGATTTCCCTTCACGCTCCAAAGTATCAATCATCATTTCACGCAAACGCATGCCACGATACTGCATTGCCCCTTCAGCCGGATTCGCCACACTAATTCCACCACGCATTAAAATAGAGTCCGATACTGCTTCACGAATCTTATCCGCCTCCTGTGCGCCTTGACGAATTTCAGCCATATTACTAGGTACCGCTGCACGTTCTTCTGCTAATTTTTTTAATACTGCCGATTGTACAGTTGCTACAGATGCACCGCTACGAATGTATTCATCCGCATCAATATCAAAATTGCGACACAAAGCATTAATATCTGCTACTCTTGTGCGTTCTGTTGCTTCAGCTGCTGCACGAATTTCTTCTTCATTTACTACCTGCATTACAGATGTCTGCACTACATCTGTGCGTACATTTTCTACTTCCTGATTTTTTCCTGGCATAACCTTTTCTTCCTCCTCATCATTAATTACAAAATCCTCTTCACTGCGGCCTATACCTACAGTTGCATCAGCCGGAACCGATACAATGCTAATTTCCAACGGTTCCCAGCGCATAGCAATACTTGCTGGCCCTGTCACTCCCGGCATAGTTGCCGATTGTTTACCTGCTTCTACATCTTCCCAGCTATCTACCCGATAACCAACTGATACGCCTTGTAAGGTTCCGTTTTTTACTTTTTCATAGATTGTATTAGATTCTTCATCTGTATCAAATCGCACATCAGCATAAGCTCTATTGTCTATAATTTCAACTGCCTCAATATGCCCAATCACTTTGTCCCGATTATGGTTATACAATAAACAACCTAATCCATTATTAAAACGTTGTAGATTAATTGCCTCAGGCGTACATTGCAAAATCTCCATACCAAACCAACGTTGATATGGCTCCTGTGATGCAAAAGATAATCTTACGGTTCGTAATTCATCATTTACCGCATCACGATTTAACTGCAATTGTCGTACTGCTTGATTCCTGTTGTGTTGTTGCTGTGACATTATTGTTTCCTCCTTCCATAGTAATACCATACTTAGCCTCCAACTTTTTAATATATGCCAATTCAGCAGCTCGTTGTTCCATTACATCTTTCCAATCCATTCCTTTATTAGCACAAATATTTGCTAAAGTGTCTTGCCCTGTTTTTAATGCAATTCGGTTAGCATTAGCTTCTTTGTATGGATCAATCCATGGCTGTCCCGGCATACTCCAAGCACATGCACTAATGTATTCTTCCCGATTTTCCCAATAATTTTTGATTTTTACCGTACCAGCTAAAACCAAACTGTCAAGAAAAGCCTCAAAAACATCATTAAGCATGTGATTTATCATAAAACGCTGTAGGCGTTTGTATAGTTGTGTATCAGTAATTAACCCTTGCCGAGCACTCGAATAATTTACTTGGCTCATATCACGACTCGTGGCTTCATAACTAAGCCCTTGACCAGAGCCAATCGCTCTAATATATTGTGAAACCATTTCTTTTGTATTACTTGCTTGACCGGCTGGAATTACCGATGAAACATCGTCACCAGGTTGTAACTCCATAATCATTCCTGGTGATATCCGACTTCTGGTATATCCAGTAGCCGGGTCATAATCTTTACCTTCTGGTGGATTTTGACTTGTAGAGCGCCCAATACCACCCATAGGTAATGCTCTTTTTATAAATGCTGATATACAAGCTAATATTTTTTCTTTGATAGAAATAGTATCCATATACTCTTCCATATCATTTACTCGTTCTATTGCTTTAGCCAATGGTGGCATTTCACGGATTTGTGACGGTAATTCTTTCTGCCATAAGGCAATTACTCTATCCGCTTCAATTCGTTTACTTTCCGGCAACGTCCACCCTTCAGGAGTTGTTGTAAGTAAATGATACGCCATCGGTTTTTGGTTTTCATCGACCTCTACCCCATTAATAACCGTATATCGACCTGGCTTAATAATTAATGTTTCATCTAAATCATCTACCTCCTTAGCCTGTAATTGAAATGGAAATCGTTTAGCACCCGTATTACATTTAAGCAATAAAATTCCACCATCTACACGCATTCGTCGCAATGCCATCGCACATAATTCATCAAAACTCTGCATTCCAGTAATATCGCAATTCTTAGGCTTACTCCATTCTTGGAATAATTTCTCAATCTGATTATTTAGGGTCTCATTTTCTGTTTTCATTCGTAATGTAAAACCCGTACCAACTACATTATTTTCAAACGCAATTAAAATAGAGCCCAATATATCACTATTGCGCTCTAAATCTCTTGCCTTGGCACGTATTAAGCTTCGTGCTGCTGTATTTATTTGTTCAGCTTTACCATTTGTCGGTAACCAACCTAAGCTACTATTATTATTTTTTCCTGCCTTATAGCTATTTGACAAACCATTACGCCAAGCTTGACGCTCATACGCCCATTTAGGATTAAACCAAGCAATCGTTTTATCTAATATATTCATAATCTAACCTCTCACATAAGCGGCAACAAAAGCACCTCCACCATTTTCCATAGCAGCAATATCCGCTATCAACCGTCTACGTTCTGCATATAACGTTGCCAAATCACCACGTTTTACAGTTGTGTCTGATGATAACCTATATTCCTGTGCACCACCCTCAATATTTTTAATTGCTTCATTAATTGATGCTAATTGTTTTTTTAATTCTTGTAAGTCCATCTCATCATACTCCTAACCAGTCATCACCAAATTCATCATTAGATTGTTTACGCCCTTGATGTTGAGCACTTGTATTATTAATTTTCACCTGTTCACCTAAATATCGAACTGATAATAAATCAGCTGCCAGTGCTGCATACACTTCTGTATCCAAATAATGGTTATCTATGCCTGATGATTTAGGTACCCACGATGCCACACGCCTATTATTTTTAATCGTTTCAATCTTATGCTCTGCCGTAATCATTTCAGCGTATCGCCTGTCACAACTGTTATATACCATCCAACAACCTTCACCTAAGGGCCTTCGCAAGTGTGCATAAATAAAATCTTTGTACTGATCAGTATTAATTACATATACCCCTTGCCCATTCCAAGACTTACCCGATGCATCAATATTACTACGTGTATATCTTGCTATTTTCTGACTATTAGCAGCACCTTTAACTGGTACTGCCCAATCACTGTTATACAGACAAAATTCATATATCTCGTCTGTCTTGTAACCCGAATCAATAGCGCATAATTGTACTTGCCAGCGTAATTCTCCATCACTATCTGGATAACGTCGGTTCATAATTTCTTCTATTTCTTCAAGTGTTTCACAATAACCATGTGCTATATTTTGACTTGTTATTCTATACCCCCAAGCCCGAATAGTCCAATAGTAGCCATTTTTCTGTACGTCAACACCAGCTGTAAGTAACTGAGTCCATTCCGGTACAACCCCCTCTTCTAAATCTGTTTCTTTTTCTAACACAATATCCGCATCAAGTGTATCAGCTTTATTCTCCCAAGGTTCACCCAGCCACGAGTTAACAAAATTTTGTAAATCTGTTGGATTGTCTTTTGATGATAAAAATTCAGTTGCAATTCTCCCAAATGTTACCCATGGACTATACAAGCTATTAATACTAAATCCAACTTTACTAGCAATCCCTGCCACATGATTTTCTGCAATCCATTTCCCCTGTTTTAACATTTGCATCTTATGACGATCATCAATACGACCACCACAATAGGTGCATTCATAATAAGCTGAGTATCTAACAGTAGTTACATCAGAGTGTCCCTCTTCATTCTTTGGCCACTTAATGCCGCCCAAATCTAGAGTTTGCAATTTACCACAATGAGGGCATGGCACATAATACCGATATCTCACATCAGCCGCTTCATAGGCCGAGTAAATATTACCGGTTTTAAGAGTTGGAGTTGAACACATAAACATCTTACGAATCGGCCAGTTCTTCAATCTCTCGCCAGCCAATTTAATAGGACTTGCTTCTTTACCTGCAAATATCGGAAATTTATCTATTTCATCAAGGAATAAAATAGGCACTGACCACGAGGCCAATGCACTAGGAGAACGACTTGAAGCAAATACCAAAAAACCACCTTGGAATTTTATCAAATCTACACTATTTCTACGGTCTACTTTATCAGCTAATGAAGGACAATTATCTATCATCCTCTGTAGTCGCAATTCGCTAAATTGTTCTATCAAATTATCATCTGGTAGTACATACATAATCCGGCTTGGATTTTGACTGATTGTATACCCCACCATATTAAGCATAGCTTCTGTTCCACCAATTTGTGTGCATTTAAGCCAAACAATTTGCTCAATTTCATCCTTATTAAAACAATCCATTATAAATTTCATATAAGGTACGTTATTAGTATCCCACATACCAGGTCGGCTAGTCTCCTGCGAACTCATTACACGGTATTTATCCGCCCATTCTGATACAGTAAGCCGTTCTGGTGGCGTAAATATAGCTAAGGCTCTTGTTACAGCATTACTTAGATTTTGTCTTACTATATCTTCCGTTTCCTGTCTGCTTGGCTCCTGTCGCAAGTTGAGCTAACCCCCTTTCTATTTCTCGTTCCACTGTATGTTTTACATCAAATGCAACTTCTGGATACTGATTGTATATATCCGCCATAGTTTTTTGTCCAATAGCTAATAATGTAGTTTTTACCTGTGCAAAGGTTTCCTTTAATCGTTCTTCAATTTCCGCTACTGCAATATATTCACCAATAGCAGCCTTTTGTTTTAGCTCTTCATTATCTGCACGAGCTTCACGATAACGCAAATCGGCTTTTAATTTTTTCTGCTCTAGGCTTTCACCATGTTCCGAATTTTTAATATTTTTAAACTCCAAACAGCCTTGCAAATCATACCAACCGGTGGTTACTCGTGGTAGACCTTTTTTAGCCCAAACTGCGACCGTTTTTTTATCAACAGTAAAAAGTCGAGCAATTGCCTGTGTACTGGCTAAAATTCGACCATTTTCCATTTTAAAAAATTTGTTCATGTCCTCCACTAGTAAACACCTCCTTTATACTATTGGTTACCTTGATTTTCTACATTTTTTTGAGAGACTTTTCGGGCTCGCAAGCACCCGCAAGGGTGGGGGCCCCCAAGAAGTACCTTAATTTTTTCTTAGAGTATTTATTTAAATACTTTACTGTCATTTACTTTATACCTTCTATTCTCTCTCTTAACCTTAGACACGCAATGTTTTACCAATGATTTACTATCAGCAAATGTCCTGCATACACCATCAATACAAATAGCATGTGCTTTACACCATCCGTGTCTATTGTTAAGACATCGCTTCTTACTGCAGCATACATCAGTCATATTACATCACGCCTTAACCTTTTATGACAAACAAAAAAAGGCATCAGCTTTTGCTGATACCTTTCATTACGCACTATCATTATATTATAGATTTACTCCGCTGTCACTCCGCAATTACTCCGCAATTTTAAGCATTAACATATGCCCCTGAAAACCCCCAAATAAGCAATGTCATATCATCTATAGCTTCCCGTAATTTATCATAAAAAGCCGTTTTCCCTACTGGCTGTGTTGCCAATATCTCCGCTTCAGTTTTATGCTCAATATAATATAGCCTAAGTAATTCATACTTTAAACTAGCTTCTTCCTTGCACTCTTTTTGATATACTTCAAGCATTCTGTCTATATGATTCAGCATAACTTCAGTCCGTTCTTTACTTTCCATAATTGACCTAACTTTAATATACCCACGCTTATCAAATATTTCAGCAATTACTAACTTCAAATCACTAGGCTTTGATTTACAAGTACTTTCAATTGCTTGTTCTGCATGAGCTTTAAGCTTTTTATAATCCTTCAAAAGTTTTTTGGTATTCTCTCTTAACTTCTTTTCTACTCGCTCTTGCTTACTTTCATTTCTTTTGTCCCAAATATCTATAGCCGTTTCTGATGCTAACTTAATAATTTCTTCTTTAGTCATCCACATCCTCCTTTAATCAATCCACTTAATTACTGGATCATCATTACATCCTTTAACCCAAATAAACCAACAATACATTACTGCACTGCTTTTAACTTTGGTAAAATCTCCGTTGAGCCCACATGCAACCCGTTTACGATACACATAAATCCTTTTAGGTTTATATCTTTCAAATAAAGGCTTTCTTTTATTACTCTCTAAAAATTGTATCTTTAGAAATGCACAAACTTTATTTTCAGGTGATATCATATCTAACGCATGTAGTACATGTTTATCCGCATCATGGTAAGGTGGATTCATAACGATATCGATTGATATTTCTTTATCATACTCTAAAAAATCTTCTACAATAGTTCCCTTCCACCCTCTATCAACAATATCTATTCCTATCACACTATGTCCCCCCTAAGTAGACAATCAGCAATATGACCGCCACCAACATTAGGTTCTAAAATAACATCTGATAGTACTTCTTTTCCCATTAAATCTTCTACACATTTTTGTGGCGTTGCATAATAATCATTTAAGGCTCTCTTTTCTTTGCTATGATTACTAGCTCCTAAATTAGCATAAGGTGCAACATTTAATTTGTCTTTAGCTCTCATAATTTCTTCCCTTACTCAATTTATGTACCATGTTCACTTACTATCTCTCCCACCTATCATCTTAACCAAATTAATCTCAACTCTAGGATTATCTTTATCTAATCCAACAATACGACTATCGCCATAATGCATGATTTGTTGGTCATTATTAATAATTCCTGAGGACTCCAAAATATCTGATGTCGCCTGTAATAAACCAACTAAATCTGGCCAATGTTGCTTATTGGGCAACCAGTAATGACAAACTACAATTACAGGATCTGTAATCGGTGTTTTATTGTACTGTGCCCGCAAAATCTTCTTCGCTTCGAATACATCCCATCCAATCATCCTTACTCATTTCACAGTAAGATAAGAAAATTTTCGTTTCACTATTTTTAAACAAATAATTGTTCCCATTATTATATAAATATCGCAAAATATCTTGTCTTAACTGCCAGTTTTCTCTAGTCATAGTTTTATCTCCTATCATTTCACGATTTGTACTAGCATCTCTTACATCCACCTATTCTTGTGGCACTATACAGTCCGGATATATGTTCTTATCTTCCTTCAATACTTTTTGTTTCCATGTATCTAATGTAACAATTGGTATATCATTTCCTACTGCTACTAATACTTCTCCTAAACATCCTTTACTTGTTTCCCATCCTTCACACACTACTAATACATCACAATGGACTAATAATCCCAAACATACTTCTAATCCTCTCTGGTATTCTTCACCTGTCAAATACGCAAATCCATAATTATGTATTGGAGATACATAATCATGTTTTGTATCTCCAAAAACTAATTCAGTCATTATCTTATCAATTTTTTCTTTATTTGCTTTTAACCCCCCATAAGGGTGTGCTACATATACTAATTTTTTCACTGTACTACTCCTTGTTGCTCACTACTATTACTATTTGACTCTAAAAAGTTAACCTCTACTTTTAATTTATTCGCATCCTCATTTTCTGTTTCGAATAAACTAACTTGGGCTCTTTTACCTCGAATATATAATGCCGCTTCATTTGTAAGATTATTTAAAATATCATTAGCCATATCTTCCTTATCTAAGCTAACTTTTATCATTTGTGTTGCCAACTTACAATAATCATTACTTTTGTTAACTGTTCCACCAATTAATTTGTAATTAGATATAGCATCTTTAGGATATCCTTTTCCGCCATACTTTAGCTGCACTGCATATACATTGACTAAATTAGCATTAAATTTAAATAAACTAAACTTATTCAACAATAGCGTTTTTAACCCTAATACCGCTTCAATAAATTCTGGTCTTGGACTATCCTTTGATTCAAGAGAATAAAATTCCATGTTAGCTGACTCAGTTTCTTTCGCATAATTAATTTTGTAATAGCCAGAATCAACTTTTACACTCATAATCTTAATCATTTCCAACACTCCTTCCATTCCATTTTTCCATAAGCTGAATATATGTAAGTGCTTCGTGAAATGATACAGTCAAGCCACAATTAGCACATAAAACTATAGGTTGTGCAAATTTAGCGCCTATCCCTTTCACTACTCTTACTTCTTGACTGCCACAAAAAGGACATGGATCTAAATTCTTATCACACAATTTTCTTACCATGCTTAGACCTCTCATAGAATTCACACGTATTACAATGTTTCGCCATTAATAGATAACTCTGCTTAGATTTTTTACTTAAACAACCTATCAAGTTTTTAGTCGGTACTTTTATAACTGCCTTATTTTTGCATGTCTCTTTAACAAATAGTCCACGTAACTTTGTAATAGCCTTTGCATGCTTGCATGTTTTAGCTCTCAACAATTCGTCTTTTTTTCTTCCCATATTTTCTTACCTTTCTTGCTTTTTCTAGGGCCTTAGTTCTTTTATATTCTTTTTTGGGCAATGCCGCTTCATTGGTTACATGTACTTCATTGCCTTTAGAAGGGAATATTTTCTTGGTCTCCTGCAGCTGAAAAACTATCAAAATTACTTTCGGTCACTGCATCCGCCAATGACACGCCTACCATATTAGCAACTACTTCCGTGATATATCGCTTTTGACCATCATTCGTTTCATATGATCTTGTATTTAATCTACCTTCTACAAACGCACGGCTTCCTTTTCTTAAGGTGCCTACTAGTTCTCCTTGCTTGCCCCATGCTACACAATTGACATAAGCAGTTTGTTGTTTAACTTCGCCAGTCGATGTGTCTACATACTCATTTGTTGCTGCTACTGTAAATGTTGCTACGGCTTTCCCCGTCTTGGTAAATCTGACTTCTGGGTCACGTACTAAATTGCCTAAAATTTGTACTGAATTCATTACTTAATCCTGCCTTTCTAAAACTTTCGCTATATGCTTAATCGCATTATTTATGCCTTTTTCCATCTCATTAATTTTATTTGCTACCTTTTTCACAAGCATATCAAATTCAACTGTTAAATATGCTATTCTCCTATGCCAAGGCAAACATTTCAACGCCTTTTGTCTTTGCCTTTTTCTGTCATTCACGCTGTACACCCCTTATCTTAATCAATCTATAAAATCTAAATGGATACCCAGCATTATTTACGCCTTCAAAATAGCTCTCTTTATCCAAATAGTATCCCTGTGGCACCTTAACATCATTCTTCCATTCTGTTGCCTTGAGTATTTTTATTTTTTCTTCTGGCTGTTTGACATTGTTACTTTTTACCCACGTTCTTTTGAATATTCTTTGCCTATCAGTATCATCAAATACATTGCGCTCTTTTGTGTGATACTCTGCTAATCTAATTGCATCCTCCGCATCACCTCTAAAATACTCAATCTTGATAAATCCATATGGCCATAGTTTCCGCATCATATTAGTAGTTAATTCAATACTTCGATTTACTAACATGTGAAAATGAATATGCCCTTTTTCTTCGGCAAAGTAGATGTACTTTAACTCCTTACTTTGCTTTTTATATTGCTTACGCAAATCTCTCACATACTTTTGAATTGCTTTCTTACATTCATCAGGATCTAATTGATTTTTAAATGTCAAAGTAAGATAGTAATCGTCTTCTACAAAATTATTGTCTATCAGCATTCGTAATTTTGCTTTGGCCATTCGTAAATTATTTCTTTTTACATCTTCAGCTGTAGGTTGTTGACGTGGTAGCCTCGGCTTCTTTCCCTTCCCTTGGTATGACCTTATATATAAGCTGTCATATATTTCTGTTATATTTCTACTTTTAACTATTCTTCTACGTCTCATTTTTATATCACCTGAACGACTTATTAATGTGTAGTATCAAGTCACTTAACAGCCTTTAAATGCTGTTATTTACTGACTTTTGCGCCCATTTGTGATATAATAAATTTATCCAGAATTTGTTACATCACATGTAACGCTTAAGGGCTATCACTACGGTGGTAGCCCTTTTGATTTTGCAACCATTTTTAATACTCTATCTCTTACTTGTGCTGCTGTCTCTTTATATTGGCAGTGTGCTTGACCACAAATTATTTCCTGGTACTTACATCTACCATTTTCATAACAATGCTTCATACAAATATTTGCCTGATTAAGATGACAAACTACTGCATGGTGCGGAAACTGACCACATACAGGACAATCATAATTATTAAAGCCGTTAAATTTAGTACTCATATCCATACCTCTTTGATAAAATATCTTGAAGTAGCTGTTTGTATTCCTTCGGATGGCATCCATGATGAATTTTTATATTGTGACAATGCCAACACAAGCAACAGAGGTTTTCTATATTATTATTTCCCATATTCGACCGATAATTTATATGATGCACTTCTTGATATGGTCTGCCACAAAGGATGCATCTATATCCATCCCTCTTTTTTACTTGTGGCTTAATAGCTTCAAACTCCGCATCATATAATTTTTTCTCTTGCTTTTTCGATTAAGTGGCTTTTTAGCTTTTAACTTCGTTTTAGCTTTAAGTGGCGTTCGTCTAAGCATCTTCCCATTCCCTCTTTATCTGTGCTTCTACAATTCTGCATTCAAGCTTAAATATATTAATAGCTTCTTGAGCATTAAGATAAAGCACTTTAGCTTTATCTCTCTCAAATCTTAATTTACTTATATCCGCATCACCTTGTGCCAAATCACGAATCAAGGTAACCGCTACCTTTTCAATTCTTGCCTTAGCAATAAATTTGGCTTTAGCAACTTTGTATACTCGCTCTGCTTCTGCTAATGCAAAACCTCGTTCCTTTGCTAAAGCCAATGTCTTATTTAGCTCATTCCGTTTATTCTGCAAAACTATCTCTAAATTAATCATCACATCTACCAAGTACTTTCAATAATTTATTTAATTTCTTATGATATTCTGCTATAATAAAAAACAATACAAATAATGCTTCTCAAACTTATTTGTACTTGGCCTAACTAATTGCCGTTAGTTAGGCCTCTTTTTTATTCTTTTTCACGGTTATATACTTTCTTAGGCTCTTTTTGTCTATATAGTTCAATTAGTGTTTTTTCATGATGCATGGCCAATCGTCTATGCTCTAATTGCCAATACGACGCCTCATTTTCCGCATCATTCCATTTCATCAATGAGATCATTCCTAATGTTGTTAAAATTCCCCAGCCAAGATATATTTCCATTGGTAATTCTGGTACTACACCAGCATCTGCTCCATCCATCGTTCCAAACAAAAAAGCCATTGAAATACCTAAAATAATTCCAAAAATAAACTTGATGTTCTTCTTTATAAATTTCAACACTTTATCACCCTATTTATCCTTTTAAATACGATAAATAACAACCTTTCATAAAAGCTTCAAAGCCAACTACATTTATTCGCCTTGCTTTGGGACTAAGTTCGATAACAATTTTGTTATAAACGCCCTTTTCCCTCATTAGCTCTAGCTTTCTATAAACAGTTGTTCTATCAATATTAAATCTCTTCGCAATTTGACTAACTCTTTCATATACAATTTCTTCTTTCCTCATTTTTACCTCCAAATGATATAATTAACTAAAATCTGAAATACAATCTATCTAAGAAAGGACATCATATTATGAGCTCAATCGACAATTTTTTTAATTCGCCAATGATTAAAAAATTTCAACAGCAACAAAAAATAATTGAAAAATTCTAATGCCTTCAAAAGTCATAGCCAATTCTATGAATCCTGCAACTATTGCAGCGCAACAAGCTGCATTTATTCAACCTAATCCTTGGAATACTGTCCAAAAAATCAGTGAAGCAATTATGTCTGCGCCTATAGCCCCTAATTTAGCTGCTTATCAACAAATGTCTACAACATCTTATCTAGCTCAACTAGCCCCTATTATTGGACAAGAAGTAGGCTATTCAAAAGCTTTATCATTACACCACCAGATTAATCTCCCAAGTTGGATTAACTCCCTTACTACAGAAGAGTTAAAAGTCTTCTATGATGCCTATGAAGAAAACTTGGATTCTGTTAATTCCAATACAGAAGACTTAACAACTCTACCTATTGATGCTGAAATTAAAACTGAAATTGAATCTGACATAAATAAAGGCATTTTAAATCAGTTTGACTTTCTTGCAGATTTATCTAACAAAGAAAAATTAGAATTTATAATGTGGCTTATCGGTATCGTAATTACCATAACTACTTTTATTATCCAACATAACGATGCCGAAATTGCACATCAAGATGCCATGCAAGCGCATCAAGATGCCGCACAAGCTCATCAAGACTTTTTATTGCAACAAAGCACATCAAAAAATGATAGTGAAACTACTAATATCCAACCACCTAGTGATAAATAAAAAACTTCATCTGATTTAGCAAAGACAATTTCTAACACTAATGGTAAGGCGATCACTAGCTTCAAAATACTTTTACATATAGTTAAATTAATTTCTTTTAGAGCAACTATATTAGGGAACTCCTTTTTATTTGATGCCATAAGTTTTACTTCTCCGTGCTATAATACCTTTAAGAAAGGAGGTGTCTACATGTCATTAGACCGTTATGAAGTCGACTGCTCTCAACTTTCTCCTGATGAATTTAATGAAATCTATGAATGGTTTGACCGAAACCACTTTATGGATTCCATTGACTTATCTAAGCCTCGTTGGTTTATCTCTTATTGGCCAGATAATCAACCTCCGCCTTTTGAATTACGCGAATTTCCTCAGGAATGTCACATCCGTAAAATTTAATTGACACATAATATTTATTCACCTCAGAGTCGTATTCTAATACGGCTCTAAATTTTTCTTTAGCTGCCATAAATGTTCCTACTTTTTTGAGCACAATACCGATTTTCTGAAAATCTAAGCTGTTCAAGCTAAAAAAAGTATCAATCTGACCACATTTTTGCTTATGTAATAAAGTTTGAAATAAACTTTTCTTATTTGGTGGCATAAACCTCACTCCTTCATGCTATAATACCTTTAAGAAAGGAGGTATTTACAATGAATGCTGTAATTAGTTTAAAAACAAATGACACTATTACTATTGAAAATATCAAATCAATTAAATGTCATGAAAATAACCAAGAATTTACAGACTTTGATAATTTTTGCCCATATGGAAGTACTTTTTATACATTCATCGGCAAAAGTAGCCTTGTTGTTTTTGGCGATGATATTTCGTATATTCACTTCCAAAATTGTTAATTAGCTTTAACAGAAAGAGTGCAGTGGCAGCTGTACTCTTTTTGTATTTCAGCTAACTTTTTTATCCACTTGTCAAAATTATCTGTACAATTAGCTACATTAAAAGGCATTTCTACATGTATGGTAAATTCCATTTTTTTGTTCTCCATTTACTCCCTCCTACATCTACACTATAAGTGTGATTAATTGTTAAAAAAAATTTCCTGTACGCTTCTTTTATATAATTCTGCAATTCTAATTTTAATTTCATCTCTTGGAATTCTCCGTCCCTGCTCATACATTCCTAATGTAGAAACGCTTACTCCTAACTCATTAGCAACTTCTTCTCTAGCCATACCCAAATTTACTCTTAATTCTAAAAGCTTTTTGCCAATTTCTTTTAAATTCATTTTCATCACCCCCTATCCCAGCTATCTCTTAACTACACTAAAAGTGTAGCATTCATTTTTCAATATGTCAACACCAATTGTGTGATTTTCTTATTGATTACCTACACATTACGTGTTACAATGTAACTACAATAAGTTATATAGTTAGGAAGTGAACATAGTGAGCACATTTGGGAAAAAAATAAGAGATCTTCGAATAGCTAGAAATTTAACTCAAGCACAGGTAGCCTCTGGAATTGTACTACCTAATAATAAAAAGCTTAGTGCTAGTGCAATAGGAATGTATGAACAAAACAGAAGAAAGCCTAGTTTTGAAGTACTAGAAGCTTTTGCAGATTTCTTCAATGTTGATTTGAATACACTTTCTTCTCAATCTTATTCCACGTCTACCCCATCTAATTTTACACCAAAAGACGAGCGTGATATTCAAAAACGCCTACAAAACATCTTGAATGACCTTGATGATAATGCATCCTTAAACTTTTATAACGGCGATGAAGAAATGGACGAAGAAACCAAAGAACTCTTACGTATCTCTCTTGAGTCCTCGATTCGACTTGCCAAAAGCAGAGCAAAACAAAAATTTACACCTAATAAGTACAAAAACAAGGACAAAGAGGACTGATTGCCATTGGACATTAAAGGTACTGTTAATAGATTAATAAAAAACAACAATACCAATAATCCCTTTTCGATTTGCAAGGCATTAGATATTGTTGTCAAATACGAAAACTTAGGCGCTATCTTAGGCTATTGTGACACTCACTTCAGAATGAAGACAATTCACATTAACGAAAATGCACCAGAAGAACTTCATCCGTTCATCTGTGCGCATGAATTAGGGCATATGTTATTACATAAAGATGTGAATACTCCATTTCTAAGCCGTTATACTCTCTTTTCTATTGATAAAATAGAACGTCAAGCCAATACATTTGCAGTAGAATTATTGCTTCCTGACAGTATATTAAAAGAGTATAGTGAACTTAATTTTTATTTGCTAAGTAAGTGCTATGGTATTCCCGAAGGATTAGAAAGTTTGAAACTTAAATGAGGTGTTATTATGTTTGGACTAAAAAAAGAATCAGCAGAAGAAAAAGAAGCAAAAAAGCAAGCAAAATTGAAACAAAATATGGAAGAATTCAAAGATAGATATAATCTATCCGAAATATCAGAAGATGATTTTAAAGCTATTTTAAATATTTCTCGTTCACTTTCAGGTAATGATTTAATTCAACTTGGTATGGCTTTATCTTTTGATAAGGCAGAAGAACAAGCTAAAGTAAGTTCCCTATCTGCTTTAATAGAGCAAAACTGGATTATTATTAATATGCTAAATCGAATAAACAACAATCTAGAAAAATTAACTAATAAATAAAGCAAATATGAAATAGTGACTATATATGAAAGAGAACATTAATATAACAATTCAAAAAGAACCACTCAATGACCAACAATTCAAACAAATATCAAGACTATTACAGCTATCCATTGATTCAGATAAAATAAAAGTAAAGACTATCTACAATGGTCGATTAATAGGTAATGCCAAATATATAGATAATAAATTAGTTTGTACTAATTGTGGGTCATCATCTAATCAATTCCAATTTGTGATGCATACAGTAACTGGAAAGAAAGAAAGAGAAATATACAAATGCCAACACTGTGGCCAAGATATATTTACCCTTTATGATTACCAAGAACATCCCAAAAAAACCTTTTAAAATAAAAAATTCCCCCCACCCTGCGCCAACAGGATGAGGGAACAGCTAATTATGCAGAAAGAATTAAAATGGACTACAAAGAAGAAAAAGAATTGTTGAAAGAGTTTATCCGAATAAGTGAAATTTGTGGAGTAAAACTTGTTGTTAAAGACGAGGTAGATTTAACACTCGAAGAGCAAGACCTACTCGAAAAAGGCGAACAAGAAAAAATAGACCGCCAAAGAATGCTAAAAAGAAAATATAAATATAGTTAAAATGAAAAAAATCCCCCACCCTGCGCCAACAGGATGAGGGAATAAATTGAATACAGTAACATACTTAGAGCATGTACCGCATCAATCCTTGCAAATTGATTATAGCACGCTCTAGGTTAGTTTGTCATATCTTATTAACCAACAAGGAGCGTGTTTTTTATGTGGTGTGAAAAATACACAGCAAAAGATGGCACTATAACTTACAAGTACAGCGAACGTTATACTTGCCCTTACAGCGGAAAACAGAAAAAAGTATCCGTTACCTTTGCCAAAAATTCTAAACAAGCTGAAAAAGCAGCTTACACTGAATTACAAGAAAAAATACAAAAAATTCTCAATGCTGATATTTATGCAGAACGAACACTAGATGCTCTATTGACTGAATTTATTAATTCTCGTAAGCCTTTTGTTAAACCAACAACCAATCATGGTCACTTACAAAAACAACGTGCTATTAATAAATTACTCCCCAAAGATATTTTAATTTCCAAATTAACCACAGCTCTACTTCAAACAAGCTTATGTAAATTTCTAGAAGATAATTCATATAGTTATACACGATCATTATTTTGTCTAATACATCAAGCTTTTAAGTATGCTAAACGATTAGGCTATATAAAAGAAATATCATTTATTGAAAATGTAGAGTTACCTAAATCTCAAAAAACCGTTGAAGAAGTAAAGAAAGAGCGTGCTAAATTTTTAACTAAAGATGAACTTGCTGATATTCTTGAGCGAATAAGAAATATAAATGTCTATGTTTCATTAATCTGTGAATTTCAATCTTTAACAGGCTTACGCATAGGAGAATTATTGGCTCTTAGACGTCAAGACTTTGATAGGACAAATAAAACTATAGATATTAATGGTACATTAACATCACGCTATACTATTAAAGATGGCGAAATAAGGCTGTCGCCTAAAAACTCTTATTCAATTCGTACGGTTAGTTTAAGTTTAAGAGCTATTCAAATTTTACACCGCTTCATCATGGCCAACAATACAAGAAAGGCACTTAACCAAAAATATAATACTGACAACTATATTTTTACCACTGATGGCGGTAAACCCTATGATGTCCATTTCATTAATAAAATCATTAAACGTGCTGACTTTTATAAACCTGTCAGTACACATACCTTCAGACATACTCATATTTCCCTCTTGGCAGAGGCAAATGTACCACTTAAAGCCATTATGGAGCGTGTAGGTCATAACGAGCCAAGAACCACCTTATCAGTCTATACTCATGTCACAGAATCAATGAAACAACAATTAGATAACGCTGTAGATAATATAAGTCTTAACATCTCTAACAAATAA